ATCATTAGTACCAAAGTCTAAAGGAACCGCACCAATTTCTGTTGGGAAGACTCCTAATAATTTATATTGTTTTAATACCGCCCCATTTCTATCTAACTGGGAAATAAACATATCCGTTTGATAAATCGAAGGCTGTAAAGCACCAGTTTTATTTCTTAAATTTTCAATACCATTCATCCATTGTTCTAAAGCGGTTCTTATAGTAAAAGAAGAATCATTTAAAACAGTACAGCTGAATGGAGCAAATTCTCTATCACCTGCCATCTTTATTAGTCGACCTCTGTAATAAACAGGGGTAACACCTATAGATTGACCAGGTAATTCCGAAGCAGTAACTAAAAATGGTGATTTATTTACTGCAGCTGCTCTCGCAACAACATAATTTGGAAATGTTAATTGAACGGCGAATTGGTTCGGTCTCGCTCCGCCGTTCGTTAACTCAGCTTTAAATCTATCTACATTAAATGGGATTGCCATTTCTTATACTCCTATTAAGCGCCAACTTCTTCGAAAGACACACCCGATCTTGTAGCAACAAAGTTCAATTGAATGAAGTTGATTGCTCGTGCAGGCTTAATGAAAATATCTGCAACAAATTCGTTTCTATCAATAACTTCCGAAGTGTTATTTGTATCATCGCATATTACTCGGAAATCTGTGATACCGCGGCGTCCTTGTACATCTCTTAAGAACGGCTCAACTAAATTTCTAAATTGAGCTTGCGTAAAGCTATCATTAAATTCAAATAATTGGAATTTGGAAGCAGTAGCAATTGCCTTTTCTAACACGATAAACAATCTGCGTACATTAATTCTATCAAAAGAACTAGGTCTTGCTAATAATGTTTTATCTCCAAATAACAGAGTGCCTTGTCCTGGGAATGTTACTACAGGATTTACGCCCTTCTTATAAAGAGTATCTCTATCTGTTTTCGAAGGAGACCAAGCTAGTTTAACTACATTCTTAATTACTCCCCTGTTATATCCTGCAGGCGAGAACCAAGGATCCGCAATATAGTCTGTTCTTGCAGCAAGTCCAGCTACATCTCCATTTAGAGGTACATATCTATACTTATCATTGTATCTATCGTATTGATATTTCCAACCTGAATCTAATACAGCAAATGATGAATTGGTTAGACTATCTCTATGAGTAGTAATCTTAGTAGCCTGGCCAGTAGTATTTACAACATCTGTATAAGGAGGAGAAGCAAATACCATGCAATCTCTTCTTGACTCTGCAATGCCAATTACATTATTAACTGCAGCAACCGAAGTCGTTGGTCCCATAGGAATTAATGAGACGTCATATAATTCATCATTTGTAAATAAATTATATCCTTCTAAAATATTTGCTGTGGATACTGCATCTCCAGAAACACCTAAGCTAAGTGTTGTTTGATATGGACTAGGGAGAGAAGTATAATTAGTTGAACCGCTAGAAATAGGTGTTCCCCAATTTGATCCGGTTGGATGATCTAGAACCCAAATATACTTAGATTGATTATTAATTACATCTTTATAATAATTTGTGGACAGATCAGAATTCTTTGCATCCGATGCTTTGGATAGGAAAGAGAATTTTTCTAGAACAGCGCCAGGTGACCCTGTCCATTTTCCTACTGTATCAATAACTATAATGTGAAGTTCGTCGAAATCCCCTTCTTGATTAGCTATATCTGCAGAAGTACCCGGTGCACTTGGGAATTGGGATGCATATGTCCAACCATCAAAACTATCGTAATCTGCCATCGAAACAAGAATTCCATTACCTAAAACTCCTGGATATTTGGCAATAAACACACCAAAGTCAAAACCACCTGCACTATGGTTCATGTTATAATCTTCTAGATTTTCAATTAAAGGTGCGGTATAACTTACTGTGGTAGTAGCTAAAGTATTGCCTGCAGCTGCAGTTATGAATACATTTGGTTCGGTATCATATCCCGATCCAGGATTCAACACATTAACTGAAGCGACACCGAAACCGATAGTTGCTACTGCGGTCGCATTACTTGTTACATATACATCATCTCCGTTGAAAGGAGTAATTGTAACATTCGGAGCCGAGGTATAATTACCTGCAGCACTAACAACTGTTATGGAAGCAACTGCGGCTGCAATTCTAGCAGCGGCTACTGCGGTGGCACCACCTAAGGTATTATTTCTATTAATAGTTACGTTTGGTGTAAATGCGTATCCGCCTAACCCCTTATTTAAAACTGTAATTTTATTAATATAGCCGTACCCAAGATTAGCAGTTAGAACTGCTTCTGTGCCAGTATTTCCATCCAAACGATTAATTATAATGTTTGGAGCACTAATGTAACCATTGCCACTATTATTAATGATAAAACCGGTAATAACATTAGCTGTAACAATAGGAGTTACAGTGGCGTGACTGCCACCTGGGACTAAAATGCCTCCGCTAACTACTGCATTACATCCAACTCCTGCAGGACCATAATTGGTGCCGCCATTACTAATTTGAATATTTTCTAGTTTAAAATGTACATCTAAATTAGCGCTAGCTGAAGTGGACTGCTGATTTTGTATTACGATATTAGATAGTAATGTATAGTTATTACCAGCGTTTGTTAAGGTAATTTCTTCTATTTGCCCGCCGCCTAATGTAGCAGTTGCTGTTGATGCACTGCCTCCGCCACCTAAAATAGTAACGGTTGGGGTTTTACTATAACCAAATCCTGCATCTGATATAGCAACACTTCTTAGAACTGCATTAGATGTTAGAGTTACATTTCCTGTTGCAGTATTTCCTCTAGGCGAGGTTTCAAATGTTACTGTTAATTCCCCTACACTAGTATATACATATGGTCTAGAAGAAATAATAACGGAACTTACTGAACCTGATCTTTCAGAGATAGCATTTCTAGCTATACCTTTGTTGACTGTACGTACTACCTGAAGATTGTTTCCATACGATAAAAAGTTCGCAGCAGTAAAGAAATATCCTGCGGTTGTGTCATTTGGTCTTCCAAAAATTTCTACTAATCTACCCTCAGAATCTACAGTAGTTACTTCCCCAACAGGCCCCCATACAAAGGCTCCCGAAAATGCTCCAGCAGTAGTTGCAACCGAAGGAACTACCGTGCTTCTGTCCTCTTCAGTAACTAAAACGCCAGGTGAAAGCTGAAATGCCATCTTCTTCTCCTTGATAATTTTATAGATATATCTCTATAATTGAATTCTATTTATTTATAATTATCAGCATTTAGACTTTTTCCAGCCAATTTAGTATAACTTTATTCATATCTCCCCGACCATCCTGGAACCAAAGATCTCCATCTTCTATTTCCACCTTAGTTTTTTCTGTAGGACCCTCGTCCATTTCTCCGAATGGGGTTAAATTCTCCTCAATCTGCTTAAATTGTTCTTCATATAATACCTTTCTCAGATTAGTATCGGTCAAATCTTTGAAGAATGCCTCATTTGTTGCCCAAGCAAATAATACTAGGGTCATTACCAGATCATCATGATATCCTTCGTCGGCTTTATAAATTCCCCGAACTTCTATGAAGGTTGAAATTTCCCCTATAATATCTGGGTCGTGTATTAGAAGTTTGTTACTTTCAACCATACTCTTAAAAGCAGTACATCCTAAGCGCTTAACTAGTTTGGTTGTCCTAACACCAAGTGTGGCGCCTGGGGAAAATCCTCCCGACAGGAATTGACCAGATTTTGAGTTACTACCAACAAAGAATACATTTTCGTATTCTAAATCAGAGTAGAGAGAATCCGCTACCTGTTGCCCATTGTCATTAATCTCAATTAAACAGTATGCTCTGTTAAAATCTTTGGCTACCTTGTGAATAATGTTAGGATATAATAAAGGACTTATCTTATTATTTCTATACTTTGCTACGACTTTGTAAGGATATTTTGTTATGTCCATAACCGAGAATGCACAATAATCCCCACCAACACCACGTGAGGTATCTGCCACTAGCATATAGATATGTTCCTCTTCAGGCTCCTCATAAACATCAAGACCTTCATTCGTAAGAATTGGCTGTTTCGCAGACATTCTACCAATTGTATCAGGATTAATAAGTGTATTAGAAGAACCAAGGAATCTGCAAAGTACTTCCTGATTAAACTTAAGCTCACCTAGAATAGCTCGTTGTTCTTCAGCCCACTTTTCATCACGCCCAGGAATTTCACTATAATGAATAAACATAGGTTTGAAGCCATTGAGACCTTGCTCGGCTTCATTCCAGAATTTCCAAAAATGATTATAACCCAGCGGAGTGGATGTCAAAAGAATTTTGGTTGTTTCACCTGCAGAAACAACAGGATAAACTGAAGTAAAGAATTCCTCTGCAACATTGTTCGGAATAATTGCAGCTTCGTCAATATATAACCAGTTTACAGATTTACCACGAATACCCGAAGAACTTGTCGCTGCCGTAAATATTCTAGATCCGTTTTCTAATTCAATGTCCCCTTTGTTAAATGTCTTAACACCCTGTTGCATCCACATAGGCAACATCTCATACATCAACTCATAACGATATAAAACTTCTCTAGCTGCGGCAGATTTGTTTGCTAATATTGCTACAGTTTTATTTGGCTGAAATAAAGTGTACCAAAGAATACAGGCGGCAGAAGTAATTGTCTTTCCTTGCTGTCTACCTTCCATCAGAATAACTCTACGATTGTTTAATATTAAATCTACTTTTCTCTTTTGGCAATCGTAAAGTTTAAAGGGGATTAACCCCTTATCCAACGAAACTATTTTACAATAGGTTTCAATAAAATAAATCGGGTCACTTATACATTTCATAATTTCTCTTACTTGGTCCGAAGTATAAGAAACTACTGTCCCAATTTGTTTTAAATTAGGGTTTCCATTATAAGAGATTTTCTTATTGGTCGATTGTTTTTTCGCCATTGTCTTTACCAAGTAGTTTCATAAGATCGTTGGTTGAACCTGCAAACACCACATTATTTTGCGTGTTAATATGATTAGTTCCGCCAGAATCTTCTTCTAAATCTTTTACTTGCTTTTGAAGATTTAATAAATCTTTAGATACGTCAGATAAAGTTTTAATAAATTGTCCTGCTACTTCATAGTGCCGTGGAGTCTCAGAGTTTTTAGACAACTCTATTAAATTTTCTAAAGTATCCTCACCTTTAATAATTAATCTTCTTAAGGTTTGCCTTGCTAGTTTATAGTCTTCTTCCTGATCTATTTCTTTGTTAGAATTTAAATTTTCAGGAACAATTAATTCCGAAGAACTACTGTCAGGCATCGGATCAATGTTGAACAATGCATCTAATTTTTGCAGGTTTTTCATTTTTTAAAAATCTTCAAAAACTTCTAAATAACTATAATCATCAGTTACGTTTGCTGTGTTTGGATTTGTTTCAACCGTTATTTTTTGTCTTTGTGAAGTTAACTCATTATTATCAAAAGTATTAGCAATAACTTTTCTAATAATTCCTGTTCTACTTACTGGGCCATAGAAATTAAGTTTCAATGTAAATCCTAATGTCCAAGTTATAGATCTTCTAGTAGTAAAGTCTCCTTCATAATCATCTTGAAACCCTATAGTATTTAACAGTACAGGTAAATCATTTTGTATACCTAACTCAGGTATAGCCTTAAAATTTAGATTATAATCGGGATTAAAATATGGTAATATCTGTTCTACAATCTGTAACCCCTCATCTTGTGTTTTAGAATATATATAGAGCAATACCGTTAGATTATAGGGAGTCGGGGCATATTGGCTTGCTGCAGTTGTTACTCCATCCAATGATCTTGTTTGTTGAATCGGACTAACTTTACGATTAGGATCATAGTCAATAGAAACCATTTCAAAACCAATTCTAGGCAATATTACCTGAACGCTGTTTTTATCAACATCCGGTTGTTGATTAATTTTTGCCAAAAACTTTTGTTTAGGCGAATAAGAAAGAGGTACTCTTTGAATATAGGTAGTATTGTTAGGTCCCTTTTTTTCTATGGTAATATTATTAAACATATTACCAAAAGCTACAATAGCTTTTCTTACAGTACCCCAATAGAATCTTTGATCTAACATTAAACTTCTCCAAACGGATTGCGTTCAGAAAAATCTAAAACAGAATCCTTTTCTCTATCAAATTTTTCATTGTCGGCAAGAACCAACGGTTTGTTTGAAGTGTAACCTTCTTGAATAATAGGAGTCAATTCTTTAGATTCGCTCAATAAACTTTCTCCGTTTTCCTGAACTATTTCAAAATTACCTATACTTAAATCAAACCCTGCAGTGATGTCGTCAATTTCCGCCACACCAGTATTAAAACGTTCATTAGAAAACTGCATCAATTCACAATATAATTTATAGGTATATAGTTTTCCAACCTGATAAAATGGTTCATGCCCTTCTACTTTTCTAATCTCAAAAAGACCTTTGGTTAAGGGAAAGTATATTACGTCACCTTCAGCAGGTCTTTCAGGTAAAACCGAATTGCCTGTCTTGCCTATTATATCTCTCCAACGTCTTCTTGCGACGATAAAGTTTGCCGAATCTCGTATTTCCAAACCAAATTTAGTTAATAGTTCGCCGTCTCCTTGAAACCCATTTATATTTTCCATATACATTTCAATGGGATACGCATTCTCATAATAATTTCCAGGATCCTCAGTTAAAATATCATCATAATCTGAAGGCTTTCTAGGCAGATAATAGACCTCGAAACCATAAATTCTCATAGATTCAATAATAAGATCTTCGTAGAGATTCTGTTCAGAAGCTCTGCCTATGCTCTTACCGGATTGAAAATATGGATTAATCGTTGGCATAAAAAGTATTGACTTTCTGTTGACCAGGTGTTAGAATTACTATGTACCCTGTTAATAATTACCCTGTATAAAAGTTCACAGGTAATTCGAAGCTAGATTGCATTTCATCTTCAATCTGTTTTAGTTCACCCAAAGATTCGTCGTATATTTTATCTGCATTAATTGTTACTCCCCCGGGTAGTTCTACTCCGGAGAACTTCTTCAAATTCTCTCCCCATTGTCTTTTCAACAAAGCGGTAGTATACATTTTTAAGAATCTATCGTCGTACACATCTCGATACGTTTCGGGATCTAAAATTCTATAAGCTTCAACTATTATATAATCTCCGACATCTAGATTATCATCCCAACTCATATCTACAAATAATCTATTCATATGGCGATTAAATCTTATTGGTTTAGTTCCCGATAAAATTTGACTTAGTAGTTCAATATGTCTTTTAACTTGATAAAAGTAAATCAAATCTGTAGACATTAAACTATAAAGATCATTAATCAATATTTGATATTGTAAACTAAATAAATTGTTTCCTGTTGTTTTATTCGTAAACGGAAAGATGTTGTTTACCCCGACAATATTATCGTTTAGTTCTATATAACCATTAGCTAAGTTTTCAGTTGTAATTTCGTGCTTCAGGTATATTAATTCTACAGCATCATAATGATATTCTCTGTAAAATTGAAAAGCATCATCGATACGATCTTCAATTTGATCGTCATCCAAATTAATTTCAATAACAGGATGTCCTAATCTTCTTAGGCAGTAATCTCTTAGTTGTTCTCTATTTGATACCTTAGACATTTGTTACTCCAGGATATACTGTTATTAAACCTTCTATTATTCTTTTTACTGTAGTATTATTTGTAGCTTCTATATCATAAACATATCTACCATCTTTTATATTTGCAGTTTCAGCGGCAGTCAAAGATATTTGTACGTTGCCGTTAGCAGCATCTACTATAGTAGCAGAAAATGTAATAGCATTAGCACTATAAAATGATCTACGCATTTGACTAGCTACAGTATAACCTACTAAAGATATTGGTAGTTTATCATTATCCAAATAATTAATATACTCGGAAAATGTTGCGCCTTTATCTATTACTAAATTTTTTGTAGATGCCATTTACACTCTCCAATTGCCTGTGTTGTTATCTGGCAATTGAGTATATTTTAAATAACTCCCAGACTGTATATCTATACCTCCATTTGGGGCGCCTGCCATCACAAACCCCTCAAATCTAACGTTGCCGGCGGCATTTGTCAGCATTAAAGCTTTAAGTGTAACTGTATGAGTTGCAGAGCCGGATGCAGCTAAAAAGTTTGTTGCTGGCCAGCCTATAGCTATACCATTGCTTCGACCACCCGTATCCGTATTGGTATCATGTATTGATCCTATTTGTTGATATAT